GAATATTCGTCATCGTCATTGTTCTTTAAATTGATTTTAAATAGCGTACCTTTTTGCGATGAAAGTAATTTAAAGGGGTCCATAATATCGTATTCTTGTTTTTTCTTTACTGTGATTTCATTATTGTCCACATTAAACTTTTCTTGTAATTTGTCATCAATGGATATCATTCCATTTAATGTTACATTTTCGTCTTTAATTACCAATTTATTTGTTTTTTTTCTACTATTGGAAGCCGATGAATCATTGTCAAAACTTGAATCGGATTCTGAGTCACTACCTGAAAAAAAATCAGAATTTATCATTTTTTCCTGCTCTTCATTGATTCCGTACATAATGTTTTTATTTTCCACAAAATAATCATCTTTAAATAAATTTTCCATGTCCGAATAAATATCGCATTTATACATCTTTTTTGTACCTAAAAAAGAACCATAAAATTCAATCGCGTGTGGAAAATAGTGTTTCTCGAGTAATTTGTTGGATAGGTAATAAAAGAATCCATCGGTATACGCTTTGTTATTGACATCGTTTAATTTTTTATCCTTGATTTTTTTCCTTTTCGTGTATTTTTCAACTTCATCCTCGAAAGAGGGTAATTTGGTTATTTCTTTGCCATCATTGAAACGACCATAAAGATAATCAATGGGGTCAAATAAGGGCGCAAATTTGAAAAATACATCTTTTTTTAAATTTTGCGGTTTCCCTTTATTGGTTTTTATTATTTGACAATTGTAAACATTTTCATTTTTTTTTTCGTTGATATCCGATAATATTGAACAGTGTTTCAAGTTAAATTTATTATGATTTTCATTATTTAGAAGAAAGAAATTTCTATAGATGGGAATATAATTTTGAGGACTATCTATTCCAACTAATTCTTCTTTTTCTAAAGATTTGAATAATTTTTCATTTTTATTTTTAGAATAAGTGATGTATTTTTCCATCAGGATATATGAATATAGACAAAAAACATTTTTAATATTTCATATTTGAACTCATTTTAATCATTTTTATCACTGATTTTAACGCCAAATCTAATTTTATTTTTATACCCTCAGAGTATATGAATTTAGAATTGAAAAAATTTAATATGAAACGTATAAGTTTTAAGCCCAATGAATCTCAAGGACCCGTTATCGTGTTAATAGGACGCCGTGACACCGGCAAAAGTTTTTTAGTTAGAGATCTTTTATATCATCATCAAGATATTCCGTCGGGTACCGTTATTTCGGGAACAGAAGCTGGTAATGGTTTCTATTCCAAGATGATTCCTAAATTACTCATTTATGAAGAATACAATACAGGGATTATTGATAACATTTTGAAAAGACAAAAAATGGTCATCAAAGCCATTAAAAAAGAAAAAGAACAATATGGTCGTGTAAAATCCGACGGTAGAACGTTTTGTATATTGGACGATTGTCTTTATGACCAGTCTTGGGCACGTGATAAATTAATGCGTCTTTTGTTCATGAATGGAAGACATTGGAAAATTATGCTTCTAATTACCATGCAGTATCCTTTAGGCGTACCGCCGAATTTACGTACAAATATTGATTACACATTCATTCTTCGTGAGCCTTACATCACGAATCGTAAAAGAATTTACGACAATTACGCTGGTATGTTTCCCACTTTCCAACTTTTTTGCCAAATCATGGACCAATGTACGGAAAATTATGAATGCCTCGTAATTGCCAATAACGCCAAATCTAACAAACTTGAAGAACAAATATTCTGGTATAAGGCAACAGAACATCGCGATTTCAAGTTATGTGACAAAAAGTATTGGATTGCTTCACAAGGTATTGATTCGGACGACGATGACGAGGACGGTGAAATGTATAATCCAAATTCAGCTATGAAAGGACCACGTATCAATGTGCGTAAATTTGATTGGTAAACTTGGTAAACTTGGTAAACTTTGGGTAATTATTTGTGTTATTAATTTTTTGAGTAGAATATATACTAGCGGTAATGAAATACCAACGCAATCAGAAAACCAGAAGGAAAAATAAAAATAGAAGGAAAAATAAAAATAGAAGGAAAAATAAAAAGAAAAGAAAAAGTAAGAAAATGCGTTATACTCGCAAAGATTATAAAAGCGGTGACGGTATGCTTACATCTGTATGGGGTCCCAGTTTATGGCACTCACTTCACACTATAAGTTTCAATTATCCTATGAAACCAAACGCCGAGCAAAAACGCGAATACCGCAAATTCATGCTTTCTTTAAAACATATTTTGCCTTGTAAGTATTGTCGTATTAATTATCGAAAAAATCTCAAAGCTTTGCCCCTTACCATGAAAGAAATGGAGAGTCGCGATACTTTCTCCTTATGGGTATATAAACTACACGAGCACGTCAATAAAATGTTGAAAAAAAAATCGGGTTTATCGTATAATGACGTTAGAGACCGGTACGAACATTTTAGAGCCAGATGTGGTGACAAATCTTCGAAAAAAGCAAAAAACAAAAAAACCGTAAAATACATCAAACTCGACTTAAAAACAAAGAAGAAAATGCGCCACAAACAATGCAAAGTAAAGAAAACCAAGCGAAAATACAATAAAAAAGAAAAAGGATGCACACAACCCTACTATGGTAAGAAATCAAAGTGTATCATTAAGATAGTACCAAAAGAGTCCAAAATGTCACATTCTTTTCTAAAAAGATAGTATAATGTTATCAATATTGAAAAAAATGAGACGTTCGGAGAAATCGGCGTTTGAAAAGGCTCGTGTCAAAAAAAAACAAGACAATTATAAACCAATTGCCAAATGGCCCAAAAAACCACCTCGCTCCTTACCCCCCATGTATGCTCCGCCGCCGCCTCCTGACAATAAGTCTAAGTCTATTGACTCTGTTGAACCCTTACCTTTCGCAAAACAATCTAAACAATCTAAACAATCTAAACAATCTAAATCAAAAAATTTGAAACCTCCCTTGCATCCGCCGAAAATTTTAGATAAATGTAAATACGATGCTTCCAAGCGTCCTCGTCATAAACCTCCTCCTCCCCCCTTAGATATGGACCTCATTAATTTATCCCACCGTTAATTCGTCATCTCCAAATAACATTTTAAACACGCCAACACATCTACATAAGAATTGTGTAGCTCTTTTGGTGTCTCATCGAACAAATGTTCGTACAACTCATTTAGGCGAGGAAATTTACTTCTACGTTTGCCATTTCTAGACACATACGTCAATTTACACATTGGTTCGCCATAACGCATCGTACAAAACATTACTTTATTGCGGAAATTTAGCCATTTTTTGTCTTGATGACGACAAATTTCGACGTTGATAATGTCGCGGTCAAATTCGAGATTGTGTGCTACCATCGTGTCACATCTTTCCAAATCTTTGCGAAATTCATTTAGTGCCCCGTCTATGTATTGTTCGCTCTTCAACATTGTTTCATTGGTAATACCGTGTATTGCCGTGCTTTCTTCGGGAACCTTGACGCCTTCAGGTAGATGAATAATTTCATCGAATTTCTTGATGATTTTTTTAGAATCATTGTTGTATATTACCCAACTGAATTGAACAATGTGAGGCATTAACTCGGATGAGGTGATGGGTACATTGCGAGGTTTTAGACCCGTAGTCTCGACATCAAAGACTAGGATATTGTTCTCGGCGTCTTCCAAATCATGCTTATTGGTGGACAGTGAAAATCCAAAGGTGTTTTCATAACTATCAGACATTATTGGTTCTTTAAATACTTTGTATGCTTTGTATCGAGTTGTAATTAATTAATCAAGACTTTATTTAGAATTAGAGCTGGGGAATAAATAATATTCGATTTGCCAAAATTCTAATATCTGATTAATATAACTATGGTTAACCCAAATTGGATCAATATTGTGGACGTGTATAAAATATATCAAATTGAGGGGAGAGACACCGCCCCACAAAGAATGTCATTTAAAGAAATTAAAGAAAAAATACCTGATATTTTAAGAGAGGAAAGAATCAATGAGGAAGCAATGTCTTTCTTTTCTTATGATGATAAAACCAGTGAAAAATATTTCAAAAAAATTAAGGAAAAAATGGTTAATAGGATATTTAAAATAGGCGATACGATTGAAATGGAAGGAATAAAATATGTTGTCAAAAGACAAAATGTTTCAGATAATGGAGATGGTGGATATGAAAACGTCGAACAAGAAGGATACGAAAATACCGATGACAGTGAGGAAAACAAAGATAAACCTAAATTAAAATTTCAAAGATTTTACCGAATACCAAAAAAAATAATAGTTCTGGACCCCAACTTTTCCCCAGGGAAAGATAAAGGTGATAAAGGTGATGAAGGTGAAAAAGATGGAGAAGGTGAAGAGAAAGAAAAGGAGAAAAAAATTAAAGAATTGGAGAGAAAGCAGGAAGAGCAGAAAAAAGAATTGGATGATAATAAAAAAAAAGTCGAACAGTGGTTGGAACATAATGAAACGAAAATGGGGATTTTTTTTAGAAAAACAGATAAAAATGATTATGTTGAAAAATTTTTAAAAACTAACAATATAAAAAATTTGGAAAAAAAATTGGATAATTTTTCGAAAGCTTTCGGGATATGGAAAGATAATGAAAAAAATATTAAGGCTTATAATAAAAACAAACAAGATACACTAAAACAAAATATGAATGACCAAAAACAAGAAATGATAGCCATAAGAAGAGAAATACTAATAATTAAACATGAAAAAGAAATGAAGGAATTCAAAAAAGAACTTGAGAAAAAAACAGCCCCGATTGGAGGCTATGGTAATAAAAGTTTAATTCCGACTTTTTATAAGTATGTGCTCGATGGCTATAAATTAAACAATAAATTATCGAATATACTGGGGCAAATAAAACGAAATGCACAACAAATTAAAGGCAAAGATTCGAGAGCAATAAATAGAAGTCTTAACGACAGATTACAACGTATAATAGAGCGAAATTTAAAAAAAAGAGAAAGCGATAAATATTTCGAAGTATTAAAGGTTAGTAATTCTCTTATCAAGACTTTGAGAGATATTAACAATCAAATTAAATCACCAGGAGATGATAAGATAAAATCAACGACTGATTCAGACAAACGAGAAATTAAAACTTCGCTGGAAAAAATCAGAAACGAAGCTATAAAATATCAGACTTTGATTGGTGACTACAAAAATAAGAGTACGCCCATAAGAATAAAGAAATTCCTTATAACTATCACATTGAAAGCACCGCGAATCGACCCACTCACAGGGAAAATAATAAAAGAGAAAATACCTGATTCGCGATTTGGTCGGACATGCAGTGCTCTTCCAGGATGGACTGAAATATTTACTGGTCAAAGTGACATGACAAATATTTGGAAAAATATCTTTCAAACCAGTGGAGAAGCATTGGATGGTTTATTCGGTCTAAAAAAAACCGCGGGGGGAAAAAGGAAAACGCGGCGAAAGAAAAACATAATTTTGCGAAAATCTCATCGAATGAAGAAAAGAGGGGAGAGAAAGAGGAAATCTCGTAAAAAAACCGGAACGAAGAAAAAATCCTCAAAATCTGCGAAAAAGAAAAGATATTCAAGGAAATCCAAAAAATAATCAAAAGATGTAAAAAAATTGAATAAATCTCAAAAAATGTTGAGCGACGCAAAAAATTCAGAAAAAAATGAAATCTCAGGAAAATGTTGAGAAATGGAAAAAATACGCAAAAATACGCAAAATACGCAAAAATGGATCGATGCATCAAAAATTAGAAATCTTGAGAAAATTTATGCAGAAATCGGATTTCCTTCGGATTTTTCATTCCCT